TGCGCAAGGTTCATTATTTGAAAACATGTGGACTAATGCCGAGCAGAATGCAAACACACCTGTTGCGGTTTCTTTTACAGCTGTAACTGGAGCAGTTTTTAGTTTCAATGTATTGCCAATATTCCCAACAGCTGGCGGAGCAGCCCCGGGAGCATTAACAGATACTTGGACATTAACAGTTATTGGAACACCAACCGAAAACTTCTCTTAATAAACAACTAGGGAGCAAACAATGAAGTTACCGATTACAATTGAATATAACTCAGGCGAGCAAGCCACTTATGTAGCTCAACCGCCTGAGTGGGCAAAATGGGAAAAGCAAACTGGTCATACCATAAGCCAAGCAAAAGAAAAACTTGGTATGTGGGATTTAATGTTTTTAGCATATAACGCACATAAGCGAGAAACAGCAGGAAAACCAGTAAAAGCTTTTGAAGTATGGATGGAAACAGTATCCGATGTAATAGTCGGTGATGCAGACCCAAAAGTCATCCAGCAGGAAGCCTAAGCAGATTATTGGTTGAGTTGGCAATAGCCACAAAAATACCAATGAGTGAATGGGTTGATTCAGACGACATTTTAACAGCTATCGAAGTATTGGAGCAGAGGTATGGCAAGTGAAACAATCGCCTACAATAAAAAAGATCTGCGCGATATTTACAAGGCTTTTAAACTTATGGATGACCAAGCAACTGACGAAGCACGCCGTCAATCTGCTGCTCTGGCGTATTTTGCATCTGAAGAAATTAAACAAGCAGCTGGACAAAGAACAAAGGCTGGCAAAGTTGCGCAGAGAGTCGCGGGTGGCGTTAGCATCTCTAAATCGAGCAAGATCGGTGAATTCAGTTATGGATTCGCACGCCAGAAATTTTCAGGTGGTGCTACTACACAAACCCTATGGGGTGGCATTGAGTTTGGTTCAAATAAATTCAAACAGTTCCCTGCATATTCTGGGCGGTCAGGTCGTGGATCTCGCGGATGGTTCATTTATCCAACCCTTCGCAGAATTCAGCCTGAATTGATTAATAAGTGGGAAGAAAGTTTTAATCGCATCATTAAGGAATGGATCTAATGGCAACCGGTAATAGAACTTTAAAGTTATCAATCCTCGCCGATGTTGATGATCTAAAAAAGAAGTTAGGCGAAGCCGACAAGGCTGTCGAAACTAACTCAAGTCGAATTGCAGATTTTGGAAAGAAGGCTGCTGCTGCATTTGCCGTAGCTGCTGCTGCTGCCGTTGCTTATGCCAGCAAATTAGCCATTGATGGGGTCAAGAGTGCGATAGAAGATGAGCAGGCACAATTAAGGTTAGCCAACGCTCTAAGACAAGCCACAGGGGCAACAGATGCCCAAATAGCGGCAACCGAGGACATGATCCTTCAGACTAGCCTTGCAACTGGCGTTGCCGATGACCAATTAAGACCGGCATTACAGAGATTGGCAGTATCTACAAAATCAACTGAGGAAGCCCAAAAGTTATTAACCCTTGCTTTAGATATTAGCAAAGCATCAGGTAAAGATTTAGAAACTGTCACAAATGCTTTAGGTAGAGCACAAGATGGAAATGTCATTTCACTTGGTCGATTAGGTCTTGGCTTATCAAAGGCTGAATTATCAACTCTTACATTTACTGAGGTTCAACAGAAACTTGCTGATCTTTATGGTGGGGCAGCAGCTACAAATGCTGAAACATTTCAAGGCAAAATTGATCGCTTAAAAGTTGGATTTGATGAAGCAAAGGAAAGTTTAGGCGTTGCTTTATTACCAGCAGTTGAGCAATTTATTACATTCTTAAACGATACAGGCATTCCAACTCTTAACGCATTTATTGCAGGTTTAACTGGTGCTGGTGGCTTAAATAATGGATTAAATGAAACTCAAAAAGGTGCTGAAAGTTTTGGTCGAGCAATATCGGCTGTCGTGGGTATTGTTCAAGGATTTATTACATTTTTAAGAGAAGCAATTGGCTTGGTTGCATCTTTAATAAATGAATTGATTAGAGCCGTCAATATATTGCCAGGAATAAATATCGGATCAATTCCAAATCCCGCTCCATCAGCTGGTAAATCAGCAGTTCCAAAAGTTCCAACTCCAAAAGGTGGATCAAACTTTACTTATGGATCAGGCAACCCACTTTATTTAACTGTCAATGCTATCGATGGCGAGGGTGCTGCTAGAGCTGTTGCACAGACCTTAAACAGTCAAGCAGCTAGAAGTACGACTGCTCTCAGGGATAGATAATGACTGTTTTTACACCAGACTGGAAATTGACTGTCGGTGGGGTTGATTATACTGACATAACTATTGCCGATGTTCAGCATCAGGCAGGTCGCACAGATATTTATGAACAACCCTTGCCATCCTATATTCAATTAACTCTAGTTGCTTTAAATAATCAAACATTACCTTTTGACATAAATGATAGTTTGGCTTTGCAGGTCAAAAATACATCTGGAACTTATGTTGATTTATTTGGTGGAGATATTACTGATTTGACTGTTGCAGTTGGTGCTACTGGATCAAATGCAGCTGTTGTTGAATACACAGTTTTGGCTATGGGATCTTTAACAAAACTTACCAAAGAAATTTGGGATGACAACATTTCTCAAGACGAAGATGGCAACCAAATCTACGAGATTCTTTCAAGCGTATTGCTTGGAACTTGGAATGATGTGCCAGCAGCTTCTCAATGGTCAACTTATAATCCAACCGAAACTTGGGAAGATGCAGTTAATCTAGGACTTGGCGAAATAGATCAGCCGGGTCTTTATACCATGAGTTCCCAATCAAATGTTACTGACACGATCTACAATGTTGTTTCAGATATTGCAACTTCAGCATTTGGTTATATTTATGAAGACAATGCCGGTAATATAAATTATGCAGATGCAGACCATAGGCAGAATTATCTTTTAGTTAATGGTTATGTTGAATTAGATGCTCGCCATGCGTTAGGTGCTGGCTTATCTACAATTATGCGATCAGCAGATGTCCGAAATGATATTTATATTAATTATGGCAATAATTACAATTCACAGGTTGATGCCACAGATGCAGCTTCAATTGCCTTATATGGCTACAAAGCTGAAACGATCAACTCTAGGGTTCATGGGGCGACCGATGCTCAAGCTATTGCTGACCGATACATAGCCCAGAGAGCGTATCCAATCCCAGCATTTCAATCGATCACGTTCCCTATAACTAACCCTGAAATTGATAACGCAGATCGTGATGATCTACTAGCTGTATTTATGGGAATGCCAGTTCATATTCAAAACCTACCTAACCAAATATCAGGTGGAGATTTTGAAGGTTATGTTGAGGGCTGGTCATGGAGCACTAGGTTTAATGAACTCTTTCTCACAATCAATGTTTCCCCAGTCGCATTTAGCCAAGTGGCGATGCGTTGGAATACAACCCCAGCCACAGAGGCATGGAACACTTTAAGCCCAACTTTAACTTGGGAATACGCTACAATAGTCGCATAGGAAAAGGATAAAATGGCAACCACTACTAATTACAGCTGGAGCACTCCAGACGATACCGCGCTGGTCAAAGATGGTGCAGCAGCGATCCGCTCGCTTGGAACTGCAATCGATAGCACAGTATTCACAAATGCTGGAGCAGCTGTTACTAAAGCAACTGTTGATGCAAAAGGTGATTTAATTGCTGGAACTGCTGATAACACTATTGCAAGATTAGCAGTTGGAGCAAACGACACAGTATTGACAGCAGATTCATCAACAGCCACAGGATTAAAGTGGGGAACAATTGCAGCAGGTTCATTAACTCTTTTATCTACAACTTCATTAACTGGAACTTCAGTTACTATATCAAGCATCAGTCAAAGTTATAAGGAACTTTATATTATTATAAGAGATGTTTATTTGTCATCTGATGATGAGGCTTTGCGATTAAAATTAAATGCTGATGGTTCAAATCATAATTATTCACGCTTAGGAATTTCAGGAAGTTCTTTAGCAACTGCGAATGAAAGACTTGGTGCTTATATGGAAATAGGTAGGTCAGGAAGTAATAGCGGAATAAGTTATCAGGCAACCGTTGTTTGTAAAATAATTAACTACACAAGCGCAGGCGTTAAAACAATAACTGCAACTTATTTGGGATTAAATAATGCTGGTGTTCGTTCTAGTGGCACAACTTGCGGAACTTATACTGGAACATCTGCCGTTACTCAAATAAATTTAGGAACTGATGGCGCAAATTTTAGTTCTGGTTCGGCTTTAATTTACGGAGTAAACTAATATGGCAAAATCAAGCAGACCAATGGTAAGAATTCACGACCTTGCAACAGATGAGGTTATTGATCGCGAAATGAATGATGCAGAGTTTGCTCAGTATCAAACAGATCAAGAAATTCAAGCAGCAAAAAAAGCCGAAGCAACTGCAAAGGCTGCTGAAAAGCAAGCTATTCTTGATCGCTTAGGTTTAACTGCTGACCAAGCAAAATTAATACTTGGCTAATGAAGCCTTGGTTATCTAAAGCTGCTGAAACTTTTAGGGATCAGGTAAATGACTGCTTCCCTGATCGCAAGCGCACACTTGATGGATGGATTGGTGATGCTCGCCATTCAGCCAGAGTCAGTCAGCATAACCCAAATGAACAGGGTGAAGTATGTGCCATCGACATTGACGCTCGCCTATCTGACCAAGAAGGGCTTAGTTTCGATTTGGCAGATCAGGTTCGACTCGCAGCAAAAAAGGATAAGCGTATTTATTATGTGATTCACGCTGGCAAAATTGCTAGTGCCAGATCATTATGGAAATTTAGAAAATATACCGGAATTAATCCACACCATAAGCATATCCATATTTCTTTCAAACCAAATCAAAATGGCAAGAAGTTCGACATCCCACTACTGAAAGGCAATTAATGAAACTATCTAAAAAACACAAAGCAGCAATTAAGT